ATGTTGAAGATTATGTTAATAGATATTCTTCATATTTACTTGCTTATGCTAATGATGATGATGATGATGAAATTTTAGCATTTGAAGCAACTGCATTAGCTGGTGGAGTTGAAGGTGCACCTGGAAATGATGATATTATTCTTGGATTAGATTTATTTGCTAATCCAGAAGAATTTGATATTAATTTAATTTTAGATGCAGCATCTACTAATATTACAGTTCAAGCAGAAATTATTTCAATAGCATCTTCTAGAAAAGATTGTATGGGAATATTAGGTGTTCCAAAAATTGATGTCGTAAATATTCCGGCAGGAACAGCTACAACAAATTGTACAGATTATAGAGATACTATTTTAACTTCATCATCATATGCTGCATTATATGGAAATTGGAAATATCAATATGATAAATTCAATGATAAATATCGTTGGGTTCCAATCACTGGTGATGTAGCTGGTATTTTTGCATATACTGATAATACTAGAGATCCTTGGTTTGCCCCAGCTGGTTTAAATCGTGGAATTATTAAAAATGTTATTAAATTAGCTTTTAGTCCAAATAGAGCTCAAAGAGATACTTTATATAAAAAACAAGTTAATCCTATTACAATTTTTGCTGGTGATGGTGCAACAGTTTTTGGACAAAAAACAATGCAAAATAAACCTTCAGCTTTTGATAGAATTGATGTAAGACGATTATTTATTATTCTTGAAAAAGCAATAAGTACAGCTTCAAAATATTTTATTTTTGAGAAAAATACAGCTTTTACTCGTAGACAAATTATAGGTATGATCGAACCATTTTTAAGAAGAGTTCAAGGTAGAGAAGGAATCAATGAATTCTTAGTAGTTTGTGATGATACTAATAATACTCCAGCAGTAATTGATGCTAATGAATTAGTATGTGATATTTTTATTCAACCTACTAGAACCGCAGAATTTATTTCATTAAATTTTATCGCCACTCGTACAGGTGTTGATTTTGCTGAATTTATTGGTAAATCATTCTAAATATTAAAAAAAAAATAAATTGAAAGTGAGGACAAGGATTAGCTATCCCGACAATAAATTGGTCTTATTGTCTTACTCACTTTTTTATTTTAAGGACCAATCTTATGACAAAACAAGAATATTTAAAATTAAGATTTGAAAAACCAAGACAATTTTCAAAAATAATTCGTTCTTTAAAAATATATGAAAAGATTAAATTATATAATACACAATATAATTTTGGTGATATTTCTATAAGTCAACAATGTTATAATTATTTTTTTAATATTACTGAAATTCCAAGATGTAAAGTTTGTAGAAAAAAAGTTTCTTTTGGTGGAAATAAAAGACTTGGATATGCTATTTATTGTTCAAGAAAATGCACTGGTAAAGATAATAAATATAAAGGATTTAGAATAAAAGGTCATAAGCCCAATAATGTAGTATCAGATAAAGAAATATTTGAAATAAAATACTCAGAAATTAAAAATATAAAATTGAAAGTTCAAGAAATTTTACTACTTTTAGATATTCCTAATTTAAAATATTCTTTATTTAAAAAAAATCCAAATCTTTTAAGAGCAATTTATGAATATCCAGGAAATACATTAATTGAAAAGTGTTATATTATAATAAATGATTTGAAAGAAATACCTAAATGTAAAGTCTGTGGAATTAAAAATCAAAATTTTAATGGATTAAAAAATGGATATTCGGGTGTTTGTTCTAAATCATGTGGTACAATTAATAAAGAAAATATAAAACGAATTAAAGATAGAAATAATAATTATAAAAATTATAAAAATGATATAGAAGAAAAAAAAATATTTAAAGTATTAACAAATAAAGAAGAATATGTTAATACAGGATATTTTAATATAAAACATAATAAATGTGGTAATATATTTAGATTAAATTATATAAGTAATAGAAAAAATTTTTCATGTCCAAAATGTTTTACTAAATCTAATTTTGAAGAAGAAGTTTGTTTTTTTATTCATTCATTAAATATAGAAACAATTAATAATACAAAACCTATTAAAGATTTCACACAATCTGGAAATAAAGGTAATTTAGAAATAGATATATTAATTCCTTCTTATAATTTAGGAATTGAGTGTGATGGTATTTATTATCACACAGAATTATCAGGTAGTAAAGATAGAAATTACCACCTATGGAAAACTGAACAAGCAAAAGAACAATTAGGAATAGATTTAATTCATATCTTTGATTCTGAATGGAATAATAAACAAGATATAATTAAATCTATTATTAAAAATAAATTAGGAAAAACACCTAATAAAATTTATGCAAGAAAATGTATTATTAAAGAAGTAAAAAGAAAAGAAAAAGATGATTTTCTAAATAATAATCATCTTCAAGGAAAAGATAATTCTAGTATTAGACTAGGTTTATATTATGATAATAAATTAGTTTCTTTGATGACTTTTGGTAGTAGACGAATTACAGGAAAAACTTCTTTTGAATTAATAAGATTTTGTAATTTGATAAATACTAATGTAATAGGTTCTGCTTCTAGATTGTTTAAACATTTTTTAAATAATTTCTGGAAAAATCAAGAAATTATTACCTATGCAGATAAAAGATTTAGCATAGGAAAATTGTATTATAAATTAGGATTTAAATATTCACATGAAAGTCTTCCTAATTATTGGTATACTAAAAATTATATAGAATTAGAACATAGAGCTAATTATATGAAACATAAATTGAAAAATAAATCAGAAAATTTTGATGTAAATTTAACTGAATGGGAAAATATGCAACAAAATGGATATGATAGAATATGGGATTGTGGAAATTTTATATTTAAATATAATTCATAAAGGAGAAAATTAAATGAGTACAGTTAATGATTTTGTTTCAAATTTTACTATTGGAGCAAGAGCAAATTTATATAAAGTTTTTATTGATGGTTTAAGCCAAAAACTTGAATTCACTTGTAAAGCTGCTCAAATTCCAGGTAAAACAATAAATCCAATAGAAGTGAAATATCTTAATAACACAATAAAAATTGGTGGAGATATTACATTTGATGATTGGACTATAACAATTCTAAATGATGAAGATTATTTAATTAGAACTCAATTAGATAAATGGCAAACTGATATTATTGCTAATGGTGAAGCTAAAGGTGCAGGTCAATTATCAGAATATTTTAGAACCGCTCAAGTTATTCAATTAAATCGTGATGGTTCTGAATCAGATAATGGAAAATATAAATTAATTAATTGTTGGCCTACAACTATTGATCCTATGGACTTAGGTTTTGAAAATGCTGATACTATTTTAGAATATGGTGTAACATTTAGTTTTAGTCATTGGGAAAGATCTTGATAAAAAGGAAAATATTAAATGAAATCTTTTAATGAAATATTCAATGAATTAAATGAAGAAACCACAACAACTCAATCTGGTGAAATTTTAGAATATACTGGAATGTCAAAACCAGATAAAAATGATTATATCACTGTCACATATAAATTAGATGGTAAAGGTTTTTATCCATTGATGTTTTCTAAAAAATTATTAGAAAATAAAAAAATGGTTAAAGAACTATTGAGAACATTAAATAAAGGTTTGAAAGAATCATTATAAATGGCAAATAATCTTTCTATAAATGATTTTGTTCAAAAATTTTCTTCAGGTTTTGCGAGATCTAATTTATTTAGAGTGAATTTTTTTAATCTTCCAGAATTACCACATTCTGAATTATTATCTTTTGCTTGTAAAAATATTCAAATCCCTGGAGTTACATTTAATGAATCTAAATTTTTAGTTGATGGTTATTATAGAAAGTTTGTTAGTGGAGCTGATTATGATCCTATTACTATAAATTTTTTTATTGATGGTGATGGTTTTATCACCAAATTATTTACTCAATGGTCAGCTTATATTTTTAGTGAAGGTAAATATGGTTTCAAAGAATCATATAGTTGTAATATTGATATTGATTTATTAGATAGAATTGGTAATGTTATTCATAAGGTAAAAATAATTGAAGCATATCCAACAAATATTTCAGCTTTAGATTTAGCATGGGAAAATTCAGATACTTTATTAGAATATTCAATATCATTTAATTTTCTTAAATTAGAATATGAAAATATAGAAGTTAATCATTCAGTTGCTGCTAAAAGTCCTTTGCATCATGAAGAAGATACAAATAAATCAACGTTTAAGATTCTTAAATTACCATTTGAAATTCCTAAATTACCACTTGAAATAGAAAAATGGATTCCGGAAGAAGTTTCACATGATCCATTATCTATTACAAAACAAATTCCTATACCAGAGAATATTAAAAATATTCCATCACATATAAATAATTTAATTCCTGAAGATGTAAAACATGCAGCAACTGAAGTTAAAAAATATATTCCACCAGTATTAGAAGAAAAGAAACAATCTTTTACTAAGGGTATGATTGAAAAAGCAAAAACTTTTTTTAAATGATTATCGAGGAGATAGATTATGGCATTACCTATTTTACAAGTTCCAATACATTCAATAACGTTACCAGTTTCAAAAAAAATTATTGAAATAAAACCTTTTGTTATTAAAGAAGAAAAATCTTTATTAACATCAATCAATACAGAAAATAAAGAAGAAATATTAAAAATATTCAATATTCTAATTGAAAATTGTGTAGTTACTAAAGATTTTAATATAAAAGAATTAAATATGGTTGATTTCTTTTATCTAATTTTAAGTATTAGAATGAAATCAACTGGTGAAGAAATTGAAGGTAGTTTAAAATGTAAATATTGTAAAAAAAATACTTTGTTCGCTGTTAATTTAGAAGAATCTTTAAAATTTGAAAATATTAATAAAGAAATAGAAACAGTTTCTGTGAATGATAAATTAGTTGTTCAGATGATTTTACCCAATATTAATCTTCTTTTTGAAAATGATAAACTTGAAGTAATTGATTTAATATGTTCTTCAATAAAATCAATTGTTTATGAGGAAATAGTTTATAATGATTTTACTATTAAAGAATTTAAAGAAAATATTCTTTTTAATTTAACAAACCAAGAAATTAAAAAAATATCTGATGGTTTAGAAAGATTACCTAAAATTAAAATAGCTTTTAAATTTATTTGTACTAATTGTGGTAAAGAAAACGAATTTGAAACTGAAGAAATTATAGATTTTTTCTAATGTCATTTTTTGAATTTATTATAGAATTATATAAAAGTAAATCTTTAGTAGATTTATATGAAAGTATTGCTGATTTTGTTAGATATTCAGATTATTCATTAACTGAAGTTGAAAATATGATTCCTTATGAAATGGAAATTTATTCTTCTATATTATTAAAACAACTAAAAGAAGAAAAAAAGAGAGCAAAAAATAGTGGAAAATAGTAAAGAAGTTAAAAGTAAAATAAATAAAGAAAATCAACCAGCTTCTGAAAAAACAATTAAAGAAGTTGGTGAAAAAATTGTTAAGACTCAAAAAGCATCAGAAAAAAGTTCTGAAGGTTATCGCACACAACTCGCTCAAAATGCCGCAAAACAGCTTACTTCTTTTAAAAGTCTGTTAAGACCAGGATCTTTATTGAAAGGAATTGGTTTATCAACAGGCTCACCTATGTTAGCCTTACTTGGTGATAAAATAAATGATTTATTAAAATTTGAAAAAACAGATGCTAATGATGATTTAAATGAAAGTGAAGAAAATCAAGAAGAATTAAATGATAATTCAGAAGATACAAATGAAAAATTAGATAATATTATTAAAAATACTACTCCTAAAAATGATTTTTTTGCTGAACAAAAACAAGAAGAACAAATAAGAACTTCAGAAAAAACTAATGAATTATTAGAAGATTTAGTAGATCAAGGTAAAGAAAAACCAAAAATTGAAAATAATTTTGTTAAAGGAATATTGACAACGATAGGAATTATTGTTGCAGCATTAGTTGTACCTTTTATGGTTGTCAAAGGATATCTTGAAGGTTTAACAAAAAGTTTTAAGTATTTAAATAAAATAACTGGTGGAAAATTATTTAAATTATTTAAACCATTAGTTGATTTATTTTTAGATGTAAAAAAAGCTGTTAGTGAAATAAAAATTATTAAAAAAATGGGTGGTTTTGTAAAGGGTTTTATTAAAGTAATTAGAAAAATTATTGATCCTATTATAAATTTTTTTAAATGGACATTTAAATTAGCAAAAGATTCTAAAAAAGTAGGAGGAATAATAGGAAAAGTATTAAAATTTTCTAAAAGTTTTGGTGAAATCTTAGGAAAAATCACTTTACCTTTAACAGTGATTATGAGTGCTTATTCTTTTGTAAAAGGTTTTATGAAAGGATTTAAAAAAGATGGTATTATTGGTGGAATAAAAGAAGGTTTAATTGGAATATTTGATTCTTTAATTGGTGGTTTAATTAAAATGTTAACAGGAGCTGCTTCATGGATATTGAATTTTCTTGGTTTTTCTGATTTAGCTACTAAAATAACTACATCTGTTAATGTATTTTTAGAAAATGTTACATCTTCTATTAGAAGTTTTATTGATTTAATTAAAGGAATATTCACAGGTAATTTAGATTTAGTAAAATCATCAGCAGCAGCATTATTTAATAATTTAAGTGATATTATATTTTCACCATTTGAAAGTTTATATGAATATATAAAAGAAATATTTATTTCTTTAAAAGAAAAATTTAGTCTTGATAATATTAAAATTCCTGATTTAGATTTAATGAAATTAATTCGAAGTTTTGTATTGAAAATAAAAGATAGATTGTTTAGTTGGTTTACTTCAGATAATGAAACACAACCAAAAGAAATTTCACAAATTGATGAATTTGGTTATAGTCAAGAAATACCTAAAAAAGAATTACAACTTAAGAAAGATGAAAGATTAAAACAAAAAACTAAACAAATATCTAATTTAGTAAATGAAGAAAAAATAATTAGAACAGAAAATGTTCAAAATACAAATAATTTATTAAATACAAATAATATTATTCAACCACCAGACATGAAAGTTTCTTCGGATGATGATACTTTATCTTTAATTATGGGAGCAATTTAAATGGCATATTGGTACCACAATATAGTTAGAACATATATTATTGTTATTTCAAAAATATTTTCAGATATAAATGTTAAACGATTAGATGATGATGATAATGAAATTAAAAATATTAAAGTACCTTTAATATATGCATCAAAAAATAAAATTAGTTATATGCTTACACAAAAAGATGATGTTGGTGCTAGTTCTTTAATATTACCAGTCATTGGATTTATCATTACTGGACTTCAATATGATCCAGTAAGAAAAATGAATAGTTTAAATACTATTAATGTTGAAGATGGAAAATATATGTTTGAAGGAATACCATATAATTTTAATTTTGAAGTAACAGTAAGAACAAAATATCAAAATGATTTTTGGCAAATTTTAGAACAAATTTTATATTTTTTTAAACCTGATTTAAATTTTGATGTAAAAGAATTACCTTATTTAAATTTTATTAGAGATGTTAATATAGTTTTAAATGATGTTTCTTTAGAAAATGAATTGGAATTAACAAGAGAAGAAGAATCTTTTAGAAATTTTCAAGCAACATTAAGTTTGACTTTAAAAGGATTTATTTATCCTTCAGATTTACCTGAATCATTAATTGAACATATTGATGTTAATTTTCAAAATGAACAAGATAAAATTATAGCAAATATTAGTCATGATTGGCATGATCCAAATATTGTGACTACTATTACGGAGAATTAAAATGTCTAGAAATATAAATGATATATTTGAAGAAGATGAAAATTTAAGAGAACCTGCTGAATTAGATGCTGTTGAAGTCGAATCAAAAGGAACTGTTGAAGATATATTAGATGATTATAATTTTGTTCGTGAAAATTTAATTCGTTCTATTGTTAGAGGATCAGAATTAATTGATACTTCTGTTCAAGAAGCAAAAACTTCTCCTTCTCCTAGAGCTGTTGAAGCAGCAGCTAATGCAGTAAAAGTATTAACAGATTCATCAAAAAGTTTATTAGATTTACATGAAAAAATTAGAGATATAGATAAAAATAATTCTGAAAAATTAGAAAATAATGAAAATAATGAAAATATTGATAAAAAAATTATTCGTTCAACTCTTTCTGAATTAATCAAAAAAATAGAGGAAGAAGATTTAAAAACTGGAACAAATTAAATCTTCTTCCTCTATAATATAAGTAATTATAAAAAATTAATCGTCAGCTAATAAAGCGTCAAAATCAATATCTTCTTCATCAACTTCTTCTACATTTTCCTCAGAAACTTCTTCTACAGGTTCTAATTTAGTTTCCTTTTTAATTTCTTCTTGAATATTTTTAGTTGTAACATTAGTATTATTTAAAATACTATTCAATTTTTGTTGTAAAGTTTCATATGTTTTAAATAATTCTGGATCTAAAAATTTATCAAGATCATATAAAGAATTAAATACTTCTTCTTGTTTTTTATCGTCACCAATAGATTTCTTGGTTAATAAAAATTTAGATTTATCATAGTTATTATGACCACCAACTTGAGTTATTTTAAGTTTGAAATTAACACCTTCATCAAAATCAAAAATATTAAAACTTTCTTCGTCTTCGTCTTCTGGTGCAATAATTTCTAAAATTTTATCATAAATTTTCTTTCCAAATGAAAATAAAAATATTTTGCCATTATTTTCTGGTTCAGAAGGATCATCAATAACTAGAATATTAGCAACATATCTTTTACTTCGATATAATTTTCTAGCAAGGTCTTCATTTGAATCCCAGATTTCTCCAGCATATTCACAAATAGGACATTTTTTTCCAATAGTTACGGGACATTCATCAATTAACCAACGTCCTTTAATTTGACTACCATGTTTATAAATTAATTGAACAGGAGATTTTGATAAATCTTTTTGTGGGAGAAATCTAATTATTGCATTTGCATTACCTGCAGCATCTTTTGTAAATTTCCAAAAGCGGTCATCTTTGTAATTATTTTTTGCAGGTTGAATTAATTTTTTTACTGATTCAGTAAATTCTTGTTGCTGTTTTTTAAAATCTTTGAAATTCATTTTTATTTCCTTTTAATTTTTCGTCCACCTTACGGCATGACTAATTTTTTTTTATTATATTATTAGTTATTTTTTTCCAATTTTCTTGAGTAATAAAATTGTTAATTATAAGTTTGTATTTATTCAATATTATTTTAAAAGATAACCACCTCTCTTTCTCAAGATCATTAATTTTATTTTTTTCATTTAATTTAACAATATCAAATAATTCATTTAAAATTATTAAACTATTTATCGATATATCTAAATTAAATATTGGAGGAATTCGTCCTTCATTAAAAAATAGATCTTTTGCTTTTAAATTATTTTCTTTACAATATATTATAACATCATAAAAATCATTTGTGTAAATGTCTTTAATATTTTTTAATTCAGCTAAATTTTTCTTAACTTTATTAAAATTATCTTCTAAAATTTCTTGAATATAAAAATTTGAATTGTGAATATAGTAAGAACTATATAAGAAAGTTAAACTGTTTAATGTATTGAATTTTTTTTCTATTTCATAAAATTTATTACCATCTTTTAATCTTCGAGTTTTATTCCAGTTATTTATTAATTTATCTTTAAAAGGAATTTCTTTATGTTTTGTGATGTCAAATTTACTATTTGAAAAATGAATATTTTTAATAGCAATATAAATTACATAAGCATTGAAACCAGTTATTTTCATAAAAATAAATTATCAATATTAAATATTTTATTATTATTCTTTAATAAACCATTCTTTAAACAATGTGATTCTAAATCTTTTAATAAAGTTTTTTCTTCTTTTAATATTTCAACTATTTCTTCAACTGTTAAATTATATTTTTCTTGAATTGCTAAAATAGTTTCAAAAATATTCATTTTATCAATTTTAAAACTGTTATATACCTTTTTAATAAATACTTTTGAATTCATATATTTCCTTTTTAAAATAATTTATTTAATGTTTTATATACTTTTCCTTTTTTCATTTTATATTTTGATGCTTGACGACTAGTTGGTTCAATACCAACTTTTTTACAATCTTTAATGAATTGATCATTTTTCATATATTCTTTATTTGTTTGCTTGTCCATTCATATTCTCCTTTAAAAAATTATAAAATAATTCAATCACTTCCATCTCTTTACCAGCATAATCAGTATTTTTTAAATTTACACCACCAGCATTTTTATGTCCCCCAGCAGGAATACCTATATCATTTAATTGTGTATAAAACGATTTTAGATTAAATTTAGATCTAAAACTCATTTCATTTTTATTCCTCATTATAACAAAATGTTTTTCATTTGTGTAAAATAAAGAAATATCACTTATATAATTTTTCGCCATAACAATTCGTAGAAAATCATCAATTAAATAATTATCAAATTCTGAAATTTCACGCTCTTTAATATTTTGTAGATCTTTAGCTTTTTTCCATAAATTTGGAGTCCATGAAAAGTTTTTAAATTTTTGATTAAATGGAAAGAATTTTAAATTCCAAAATATATTATTTAAATATATCGCATTCATCCATCTTTGTTTTTCATCATTAAAATGATCTATATTTTCCCACATCACATAATCATAATCATTAACACATTCAACGAATTGTTTTGTTCCTTCTAAATTATAACCTAATTTTTTAAGATAAAGATATAATAATTTAGTTCCGGAAGCTTTCATGTTAATATATGTTTTCCAATGTTTGGGAAAATCTACTTCTAAAGAACTTAAATGATGATCAATAATAATAACATTTTCAAATTTTTCATTTAAAATATCAATTATATTTTGATGAGGAGAAAAATCAGTAATTATTAAATTTTTATTATTATTGAATTTTTTAACATTTTTTTCAATTGAATTATAACCAGTTGGAGTCATATTTAAAATTTGATCTTGTGCTACTTTTTCTAAAAGTAATGCACAACCAACTCCATCTAAATCATAATGGGTTAATAAAACAAAAGGCTCACCGTTAAATATTTTTGACATCTTTTATCCTTTTTATTTACATTATAACAAAAAAATATTAATTTGTAGAATATTTTGGTTTTCTTTCGTAAGGTTTTTTAAAATATTCTTTGATATATTTTAAAGAAACTGGTTTGAAATTATTTGCATCAACACCAACATCATAGGTTGCTTCTCCATTTAACATTGATAATTCATTAAATAATAAAACTGGATGATGTGTATGAGTATGTCCATGGATTAAAATTTTATTTTCAAAAATACATTCTCCACCAAAATCTTTTGGATCATGAGTAATTATATATTGTTTAGTTGTGATTTTTCTATTAACACTTAAAAAACCACATTGTTCAATATAAAATTTTCTTGTGTAATAATCATGATTTCCAACAATCAAATGTTTTTGTCCTGGTAATTCTCCAAATAATTTTGAAAGATAAGGTTTATGTTTACTTCCACGTTTTATTGTCATATCACCAACAATGAAAAAAATATCATTTTCATTCACAGTTGAATTTATATTATTTAAAATAGTAATATGCATTTCTTCTAAATTTTTAAAAGGTCTATTACAATATTTTAAAATATTAAAATGATAAAAATGAAAATCAGAAGAAAACCAAATTTGACTCATACTTATTTTTTACCAATTGAATATTTATGAATAATTGTCCAATTCTTTTTCATTGAATATGGTAATACAAAAACAAAAGTATTTTTTTCATTTAATTCTTCTTTATTTTTAATAGAAATTAACCCCCAATTTTCTAATAATCTAGCAATAGATGATTGTCTGATATCATCTTCTTCTGAATAATTAGTTCGTTTTCCATCTAATTGTAAAAGATTTTTAAAATGAATAATGTAATATTTTCCTCGTTTATGTAATAAATAACAACTTGGATTTAAAATTTTTTTCTCTTTATTAGCAATTCCAATTCTATCAAGTGATTCTCTTACAATAGAAAAATGTTCTTTTAATGAAATTTCAATTCCTGGAATTTTATTCATCTTCTATCCCTTTCTATTCTTTTTGAATAAATATTTTTTATTAATTCAATTTGTTCTTTAGTTAAAATGTTTTGATATTCAATAGCTTGTTCTCTATTACATTGATAATATTTAACAATACTGTTTATATCTTCAGTTTTATTTCCTTTTCCTTTTCCTTCATAATGAAAATATCTACGCTTTTTTTCTATTCCATAAAAATAAAAAGCGTATTGTAATATTTTTGGTAAATGTGACATTTGTGACATTATATTTGAAAAAAATAAAGTTTCTTGTAAAGCACATAAAAATCTATTAACCATGAATGAAGGATATTTTTTCTCAAAATCTTCTAATTCAAATAATTCTTCTTTTGTTTCAGAAATAGATTTTAAAAAATCAAACAAATTTACATTATCTTTTTCCATTATTTTCATATTAAAGTTCTTCTTTTATCTTACAATTAGTCATTACTTCAGTTGAAAATGAAGCAATATTAATTCTTGAGTCTACAACGAAAGCTGATTCATATGAATATTTTCCTAATAAAATAATAAAATCTGGAACAGATTCTGAAGTAATATATTTTAATGCTGAATCATAAAGATTAGCATAAAATCCTTGAGGATCTCCTGGTAATTGAGCAATATATTTTAAAAGATCTTTATATTTTCTTGATTTTATTATTTTATAATAATCATCAACATCTGTAATAATATTGTTAATAGCATCAAAATTATCTAATTGATCTTGTTGAGATAATTTTTGTAATTCATTTAATATTTTTCTCATATCTGGGAAAATATTATTAACTATTTGTGCAACAATTTTATCTGAATATTTTACTTTTTCTTTCTTTAAAATTTCAATACATTTTTTAAAGAATTCTTTTTTTAATTTATTTGTTTCTTCTAAAGAAAATTTAAATTCAATAGTTTGTAATCTTGATTGAAGTGGTGCAATAATCTTATTTTTATGATTTGATATAAAAATAAAATTACATGATTTAGAAAATTGTTCTAAAGTTGATTTTAATGCATCTTGAAATTGAGGACTAGCTCGATCAAATTCATCTAAAATAACAATTTTTCCATTATCATCCCAAGATTTATTAGTAATAAATTGTCTAACATTTGTTCTTAAGACATCAATTCCTGTTTGTTCACTAGCATTAATATAAAGATATTCTAAATCTAATGCGCAACACATAACAATAGCTGCTGAAGTTTTTCCAGTACCAGCAGGACCAGATAATAACATATTAGGAATTCTTTCACTATCAATAATATTTTTAATATAAATTTTAATTCTTTTTGGTAATACTAAATCATCAATAAATCTTGGTCTATATTTTAATCCCCAGATGAAATCATCAAATAATCTTCCATGTAAAGTTTCTGTCATCTTATTCCTTTCAATTAATTAAGAATTGCAGTAGCTAACATATAAAAAACCGGTAATGAATCACTTGAAAATTTTACAACTTTATTATTGGAAACATTTACAGTATAATCAGAATTCATAATTAAAAGATTATCAACCCAGATTTTTACTGAACTTTCACCTTTACCTTTTACTTCTAACTCAAAACTATTTGTCATCGGTAATTCAGAATTAATTAAACTGATTTTACCTTGACCATTTTTCATATCAATACAAAAAGCATCAGCTTTTAAAATTCTAGATGCTTTTTGAATAGAAATTAATTGTTCTTCAGTTAATTTAAAAGAACAATCAAAATCATCATATTCTTCATATTGTTTAGCAGCTTTACATTTTGTTAAAATATGTTCGGGGTCAGATAAACGATAATTAATTTTCATTTTACCATCTGTCATGATAATATAATCATCATTAATAGTATATTCAATATTTGATTGTTCAAATAATGACATTGAACCTAATAATTCATCTAAAGAATATATTGAAAGTGTTGGTAATTTTTCATCAATTTTAGCAATACCAATAATATTTGAAGCATTGGGTGTTTTTGTTTTTAAATAACCCTCTTCATCAATATGTATTGAATTATTAATTAAAGCAAAGTTTTTTAAGAAATTGATAGTTTGGTTTGATAAATTCATATTTTAAATCTCCTCATTCATATTAAAAGTTAAAAATATATTATATATGATAAATCACTTTTTGTAAATTATATTAAAAGTGTTAACTATTCTAAACAAAACAGCTTAAATATATATTATAAGTAACAATTAGATAAATTTAGTACGACGTTTACCTGAAGCAGTCTTACCTTTTTTAGCCATTCTTTTTGCTTTCTTTTTATAACGTTTGAAAGAAGCTGTCTTTCTACGTTTTTTAGCTTTCATCTTAATTTTTGATTTATTTTTACGATATAATCTTTTACGTTTATTTTTTTCAGCGGGTGAAATTCTTTTTTTCTTTGCAGCAAAAGCTTCAGTTGTAATAGTTTCACCTTCAATTTCATCGCCATCGCCAACATCATCATCATCATAAAGATCATCAAAATCATCAAATAATTCATCTAAGATTTCATGAAGAAGATCAGCCTGATCTTCTGGTAAAACATCAGGATCTAAACTAATTAAAAAATCTAAAATTTTATCATAAAGTTCATCATCAACATTTTCTTGTTCTAATATTTCAGCTTCCATTTGTTCTTTATACGTTTTCATTTTTTCTCCCTAAAATAAATTATCTAAATCTGTTTCTTTTCTTTTGTGTGAAGCGATAAATTTTGAATTAATAAATCGACTAATATTTTTCTCCCAACTTTTAAAATCTTCTTTATTTTTAATGTTATACAATGAAAGAAAACTATTTTTTGTTTTCACATTTGTATATTTATTTATCAAATAAGATTTTTCATCAAAACATTTATCAACTTCTGTTATAAAATTTTTTATTATTGAGCAAAAAACTGAATTAATAATTTTTATAAAAGGAACTCTAGAACCATATTTTTCTTTAAATTCCATACTTGGTATAGAAAAAGGAATAAAAAAATGTTTGATGGATTCATTATTAGAAAATCCGTTTTTCTTAACATCTTCATACATAATATTCCAAATTTTATGATCTAAAACTTTAGGAAAATTAAAGTTTTTACCATTAATAAAATATCTACCCATATTTATTCCTGAAGTGTGTGTAGAAGAATCATATGAAATGTGGATATTTTTATATAATCCTGATTGTGAAAAAATTATAAATGGAAGTAATCTAGATATTGATCCAACTCCTAAAATATGTAGATTATTACATTCTATTGGTAATTGTGTAAAATAGAAAGCTTTTTTAATGTCTTCTAGAACTCCATATCCTAAAGATGCAGCACCCATAGCAACACCTTGAATATATTTATGATATGATAATGGAATTTCTTTTAGAACTAATTCAATCCATTCACAATATGTTTCTAAACAATTTCCTTGAACAATAACAAATGGTTTTGTTTGACTTTTTTCATCTAAAAATATTTCAATTTGTCTAGTAACATTTTTTCCAGTTATTTTAGCACAATTTTTAAATTTATCTTTATCAAACCATCTATTTGAAATATCAGTTCTGGAAGATGTATCACCATTAAATGAAAGAGGTATTTCATCAAAGCACATAGCAGAATCAGACCATTTACTTTGAATAGAATAAATTTTTTCTTTAATTTTATCAGTAATAAACATTCCTTGGGTCACAATTTGAAGTCCACCAGAATCTAACATAACTTGATTAATACTTGGTTTATAATTTTGGAAAATTTCACCAAAATTAGGTTCAGTCCAAGCATTAGCCAAAAGAGAAAATTTATGATGTTTAGAAAAAGTATTAAGATAATTAAAAGATTTTTTTAAATAAGCTAAACAATTTTTATTTTCATAAGCTTCTTTAAAAACAATTCTAATATGACTACATCCTGAAGCAATATATTCGAAAGAGCATTTATTCATTTAAAAATTTTCCTGTTTTATATTCTGTTGTCATTGCACCTTGAGAATCTTTAGCGCCACGAAATTTTTCACAACTATGTTGAAGTTTATATAATTTAACATAAACATCATCAGATTGTGTAATATATTGTAAAGCATCACCAATATTTTTTGTTAAATCTTCTTGCAAATAAAATCTTTTAGCAATAAAATCATTAATAAATCTTTTTAATTTACTGATTCCAATAACATAATCTTTAGGAATATATTTAATAGTACAAAAAGATCTATCATTAAATAATGTACTAAAAGGAAGAAAATGATGTGAACAACTTGAAGTCAATTCGATTGTTTTTTCAATCACAAAATGTTGATCGTTTACATTTTTAAATTTTGCTAATCTTGGTGGTTTACACCATCTACCACTACCTAATTCTGAATCATCTTCAGTATTTTTACCACACCAAATTTTTGCAATTCTCCCAGGTGTTCCAAT